TGTACCTTTATTAAAAGGTTTCTTTGAAATTTTATTTGTAGAAGACCAGGAACCATTCTATCAATTAGGAAACTTACCAGTTTATAAATTAAAAGTAACTCGTTGGGAATATGCAAGTGAGAAACTTGATACAGGTCAAGCAGCTATTGACCAAGCAGAAGACAAATATACTTTAGACCAATTAGCATATAAGGTTACTTTAGAGTATGGACAAGAGGCATTGACAGGTAAAGGTTCCATTATGTTAGAAGATTACCACGATTATTCAACTGGTCAACCAGCATTTTTAATGCACGAAGATTACGCAACGCCTTCAATACAAACTCAATCACCATATGCAGGTAATTTAGATTTAAATACCGAAGCTGGATATGATACGGTAGATACAGCAGATGATATTTTAGATTTCACAGAAAGAAATCCATTCGGAGAAATTGACGAGTAATGTTTGGAACTCATTTTTATAACGAAGGTATTAGAAGACTTACTATTGGTTTTGGTCAATTGTTCAATAATATTATTGTACAAACAAAATCAAGTTCGGGTGCAATTGATAAAAGGATGAGAATACCTTTAGCATATGCCCCAAAAGAAAAATTTTTGGTTAGATTGGACCAGCAGGCAGACTTGCAACAAGATAGGGAGTTTGCTGTTACATTACCTAGGTTAGGTTTTGAATTAACTGGACTAACATATGACCCCACAAGAAAAATGAATAAGATGAATAAGTATAAGGTAGTAAAAACAAATGACGCAACAAAAAAGATTTTAAATTTTAATTATACGCCAGTACCTTATAATGTAAATTATAGTTTATATTCTTTTACAGCAACTGCTGAAAATGGTCTACAAATTATAGAACAAATCTTACCTTACTTTCAACCTGAATATACGGTAACTGTTAATATGATTCCCGATTTAGATATTAAAAGGGATGTTCCTATTATTTTAAATAATATTAATTATGAAGACACATATAACGGAGAGTTTACAAAAAGACGAGCAGTAGTTTATACTTTAAGCTTTACTGCTAAGACATATCTATATGGTCCAATGACCAATCAAGGTGTGATTAAATCTGTACAAGCAGATATGGGTACTGATACAGATTCGCCGTTAACTAGAGAAGAAAGAATTGTAATTACACCTAATCCTACAACAGCTGACGCTGATGATGATTTTGGTTTTACAACAACAATAACTTTTTATGACGATAGTAAGAGATACAATCCATCAACTGATACGGATGAATAATTATGAGTAAATTGGAAGAGAATGTGAATGCTATTTTGGGTATAGAAAAGGAAAATATTAAAGTTGAAGATTTTAATCCACCTGAAATAAAGAAAGACTATATGCCAGTAACGGACAAACCCCATGTGGATGCCGATTACGATACTAGTAGAGGTAATTACTATAGTCTAATTGACAAGGGACAAAAAGCAATTGACGGCATTTTAGAAATTGCAAAAGAAGGACAACACCCTAGAGCATATGAGGTGGCAGGACAATTAATTGGCCAAGTTATGCAGGTTACTGATAAGCTGCAAGACCTACAAAAGAAATTAAAAGATTTAAAAGAGTTACCTAATAAAACAACAGCTACAATTAAAAATGCTTTGTTTGTAGGTTCAACAAATGAATTGCAGAAGATGTTGAGAAAAGAATCACCTGAAACTTCTGCTGAAAAGGCGCAAGAGAATGAAATTATTGACGGCGAGTCAGCAAAATCCAAAAAAGATAAAGATTGATTTAAGTAATTTAACTTACATTAAATCAATGCGTCCTTTATTTGAGTTATTAGAAGGTGAAGGACTCAAAAATCCCATTGAAGTAAGAAAACATACGGTTTCAAAAACACCTAGATATGGTGTTAATGGTATGCCTTATTTTGAAAAGGAGTATAGTGTATTTCGTGGTAGTCAAAGAGTACAAGCTGCTAAAGAATTGGGTTATACACACATAGAAGCGATAGTTATATGAGTACATTGCAAAAATCAGACGCATATTTAGGGAATCCTAATCTTAAAAAGGTTAGCGTACCACACGAATTTACAAAAGACCAAATTATAGAATTCCAAAAGTGTAATGAAGACCCGGTTTATTTTATGGAAACTTATATTAAGATTGTTTCTTTAGATGAAGGACTTGTACCTTTTAGTATGTATTCTTTTCAAAAGAAAATTGTAAATACTGTGCATAATAATAGGTTTACAATATGCAAATTACCTAGACAATCAGGCAAATCAACAACGGTAGTTTCTTATTTGTTGCATTATGCATTATTTAATCCTAATGCTAACATTGCCATACTTGCAAACAAATCATCAACTGCTAGAGATATATTAGGAAGAGTTCAACTTGCTTATGAGAATTTACCAAAATGGTTACAACAAGGTGTTATAAACTGGAACAAAGGTAATATTGAATTAGAAAATAAATCAGTTATTGTGGCGGCTGCTACATCTTCAAGTGCAATCCGAGGTGGTTCTTATAATATTATTTTCCTTGATGAGTATGCTTTCGTACCGCCTAATATTGCCCAAATGTTTTTTAGTTCCGTTTATCCTACCATATCTGCTGGTTCACAAACTAAAATGATTATTGTATCTACACCTTATGGTATGAATCAATTTTACAAATTGTGGATAGACGCAGAGAATGGCCGTAATGATTATGTACCAATTGAGGTGCATTGGTCAGAGGTGCCAGGCCGTGATGAAAAGTGGAAAGATAATACTATAAGAAATACATCACCTGAACAATTTGCTCAGGAATTTGAGTGTGAGTTTTTAGGTAGTGTTAATACTTTAATATCACCAGCAAAAATAAAAGGTATGGCATTTTTTAATCCTACAACTTCAAGTGGTGGTTTAGATGTTTATGAACACCCTATAGAAAACAATACATATTGTTGTACTGTTGATGTCGCTAGAGGTGTACATAAAGACTATTCTGCTTTTTTAGTTTTAGATGTGACCACATATCCCTTTAAAGTTGTTGCAAAATTTAGAAGTAACGAAATAAAACCTTTATTATTTCCTCATACAATTGATAGAGTTTGTAAGGTATATAATCAGGCTCATGTATTAGTTGAGGTAAATGATATAGGTCAGCAAGTAGCTGAAGCATTGCAATTTGAATTGGAATATCCTAATCTATTGATGACTACACAAAGAGGTAGAGCCGGCCAAATATTAGGTGCTGGATTTAGTGGTAGAGGTTCTGGTTTTGGTGTTAAAATGACCAAACAGATTAAGAAAATAGGGTGTTCAAATATTAAATCTCTTATAGAGGCCGATAAAATTATAATAAATGATTTTAATATTATTGAAGAGATGTCAACTTTCATCAAAAAAGGACAGAGTTGGCAAGCTGAAGAAGGTTGTACAGACGACCTTATGATGTGCTTGGTATCATTTGCTTGGCTATCAAATCAACCGTATTTTAAAGAATTGACCGATACGAATGCTAGGAAATTATTGTATGAAGAACAACAACATCAAATTGAACAAGATATGGCACCTTTTGGTTTTGTGGATGATGGACAGCCAGAAGAAGAAAAAGAGATTATTGATGAGTATGGTACTGTTTGGGTACCAGTTGTCCGTAAGGGACAGTAGTGAAAATTGCGTTTATTATAAATATCAGGAGTAAGATTGAATTTGAAATTTGACTATGGGCGTATGAATAATACGAGTTTTGAAAACATTTAAAATTAAAAAAGATAATTAGCTAATTAAAAGGAGAAAACCTAATGGCATTTCAAGTATCACCAGGTGTTCTCGTACAGGAAAAAGACTTAACTAGAATTATTCCTGCCGTTTCAACTTCTACAGGAGCTATTGCTATTAAAGCAACTAAAGGTCCTTTAGATGAATTGGTAAGTATTTCTAGCGAGCAAGAATTAGTGACGCAATTTGGTAAACCCGACTCAACAAATTTTGAGGGTTGGTTAACCGCTGCTAATTTTTCGGCATATTCTAATGCTCTCCGAGTTGTCCGTGTACAGAATTCATCTGTATCAAATGCTACTGAAACAGGTAGTACATTTGTAATAAAGAATACTACTGATTATCAAGACAATTATGCTGATGGTTCCGCTTCTGTAGGCTTATGGGCAGCTAGAACTGCCGGAGCTTGGGGTAACAACTTAAAAGTTGAAACTTGTCCAAGTGCTACAGTTTATGAAGAAGCTGCTAAAACAACTGTTTCTGACGCAAGTATGAGTGTCGGAGATACAGTAGTTACAGTTACTTCAGCAACAGGAATCAGCGCAGGCGATATTGTTAATTTTGGTGACCAGTATGAATACAGAGTCCTTAGCATTTCAACTAACGACTTAAACATAGTAAGAAAAGACGAGCCGCAATACTTTGGCGCTTCAGACTCTTCAGGTTTACATTCAGCACCGACAAACGGTGCAGCTGTAAGACGAAGATGGAGATATTATGACCTATTTGCAAAAGCACCAGGAACTTCACCATATGCACAAGCACAAGGTGGGGTAAATGATGAGTTGCACATAGTAGTAGTTGACGAAGATGGTGGTATATCACAAGTAAAAGGTGATGTTATAGAAAGTTATGACGCTGTATCAAAAGCTTCAGACGCTAAAACACCACAAGGTGACACAAACTATTATCCAGATGTAATTTACAAAAAATCATCTTACATTTACTGGATGGACCATAACGCTTCTGGTTCCAATTGGGGCACAGCAGCTTCTGGACTAACATTCACAGCTGTAACAACAGTATCTACTGTATCATTATCAAATGGTGCAGACGGTTCAGCTGCAACTACAGCACAAAAACTGACAGCTTATGAAAAATTTGCAGACGCTGAAACAGTTGATGTTGGTCTTATTATGGCTGGTAACGGTGGCGCAACACATATTGACAATTTAATTACTATTGCAGAAAATAGAAAAGACTGTGTGGTATTTGCTTCTCCAGAGAGAAGTGATGTTGTTAATATTGCTAATGATAACACACAAAAAGATAATGTTCTAGGATTCTTTAATGCAATCCGTTCATCTTCTTATGTGATGTTTGATAGTGGTTACAAATATCAGTACGACAGATACAATGATGTTTACAGATATGTTCCACTAAATGGCGATACAGCAGGACTATCAGCTAGAACTGATATGGTAGCAGACGCTTGGTGGTCACCAGCTGGTCTAAACAGAGGTATTATTAGAGGCGCTGTAAAAGTTGCTTTTAATCCAACTAAATCACAAAGAGATGAATTATACAGAGCTAGAGTTAATCCTGTGGCAACATTCCCAGGACAAGGTACTGTATTATTCGGTGATAAAACTGGATTGACTGCTCCAAGTGCTTTTGATAGAATCAATGTTAGAAGATTGTTTATCGTTTTAGAGAAGGCAATTGCTACTGCTTCTAAATATCAACTATTTGAATTCAATGATGAATTCACTAGAGCGAATTTTAGAAATATAGTAGAGCCTTTTTTGAGAGAAGTACAAGGTAGAAGAGGTATCACAGACTTTTTAGTAGTGTGTGATGAAACTAATAACACCGGCGAAGTAATTGATAGAAATGAATTTATTGCTGAGATATTTATTAAACCAGCAAGAAGTATCAACTTTATCACATTACAATTCATTGCTACACGAACAGGTGTCAGTTTTGACGAAGTTGCTGGCGGGTAAGGGTAGAATAGGAGAAATAAAATGGCGAACATTAATGACTTCAAAACTAAACTTGCTGGCGGTGGCGCTAGAGCAAACCAATTTAAGGTTACAATGCCTTTCCCTGGATTTGCACAAGTTGGTGGCGAAATAGAGGACCTTGCTTTCTTATGTCGTTCAACATCATTACCAGGTATGACTGTACCTAGTTTTAG